AGATTAGCAACACCGTCGAAGTAGTAACGCTTTTGCTCACGCCCAAATGTACCCTTACGCATGCGGAAATAAACATTACGCAGAGGCGAGAGGCGATCTACATACTCTTGACCTAAAATACGTTCCATTCGATTAACAATGTACGGTATATCGAATCCCTCAGAGTTCCAACCACTGATAATGTCAGGATGTTGTCTCTCAATATACTTAAGAAAAGCTAAGAACATCTCACGTTCAGACTTACAGTAATGATAAATCATATCATCGCGACCTTCACCAGTATACTCGTGAATACCAAACGTATTAAACTTTTTACTAAAGTTATCCCATACTGTTATAACATTACAGACGTGAGTAGGGTCATCTACATCAGGAAAGGTATCGACAGAATAAGTCTCAATATCAATAAAGCAATACTTGATAGGATTACTATTGAACTCGGGCTTTTCGTTTTCCTCCCAATACATATCAAGAAGAAACTGCTGCGCCGGCGGTGAGTTCTCAAAGACCCGCTTAACTCCAGAGTCTTGAAGGAACTTATAGCGATTGTAACCGGTATTAAAGGAACGCTTCTTTACTTTAGTACCAAAAATAGAGGTCTTATCTCCTCTAGGATCTTCCGTATAAAGGTAAGGCTCGAAAGAGCACTCTCTACGAATACGATCACCAGTCTCGCTCCAACCAAATAAAGTAACCGTTCCTTCACGGCCATTATACACTACATTACGATACATCTAATATCATTATAGTGAAGTTCCTTAAGGGTTCCACTGTTTAAGATACTTTCGATCTGGTGAACCATATGGCGTCGTCAAGGCTTCCATATGAGCACCAATATTTTCCGGCTTTTCTAGAAACCTATTAACTCCAATTTCACGAAGCATTCCGATGTTGTTGTAATACCTCTTACGATTTTTCCAATTAACAATCCAATCAATCTTCTCTTCAAACTCTTCTGGCGTACTAAACTTTAGATCGTCTGGCGCTGTTGAATAAGTTTGCATGTCTTGACATAAGCATGGAATACCCATAGTACAAGCTTCAATAAATTTAATATCAGACTTGGAGTTGTTAAAATTATTAACAGTAAGTGGTGCTACCATTAACTGTGGGTCTAGATTAGTTATGAACTGTGGATACTCTAATAATGTTTTCCACCTATAAAACTCAATTTTACCAGACTTAACTAAATCCTGTAACGGCGGTGGATATGCTCCAACAAAAATCCATTGATACTTATCTACAGTCTTACGGATAATATGATTGACCGCGGACATATCATCTTTACCCCCAGCTTTATTCGCAACATCGTAATGTGCACCTGACCCAGTATATAGAATACGTGGTTTCTTTTTAAACTTTTCAAATGCAGATTGTATGCGTGAGCGGTTAAACAAATACCCCATCCAATTGTATGGTACAAAGTTTGGTATAACAGTTACTTTTTGATTGGTAAGTTTCGATTGAAAAAGCTTACGCATAAAATCACAAGTAAGTGTAACTTCATCACACAAGTCCATAATATCAACAACCGTCTTTCTTACTTCCTCAGTATCAAATGCAAATTTAAATTTATTATAGTCAGGAATCTCTTCACGAAATACCACATCATCAACTTCATAAATAATTTTAAAGTCATGATCCTGTTGAATCTTTTTAAGATGCTTAACAAACTCTAACTGAGCAGGAGCTGCTTGACGTTGAAGTTTAACTGCTTTTACATTTTGATACCATCTAGGTTCTGCCACCATAGCAGTAGTAGATTGACTAATACCTCTTTGTGTCATATTAATGACATTTTCAGGCCATAATATACGCCAATGACCACACCCAGAGTAGTCAGCCAAATAATTAACAAATCTAGGCATTGATTCTTCTCTTGGTCTTTCTGGCTTAGCCTTACGTTGTGGTGCAGCTGTTCCGAAAGGTTGAGCTATAGGACTACCAAACGGTTGTGGAAATGGGGATGATCCGATCATTATATTTAATTATTCTATTGCTCAGTATAGGCCACTCTGCGTGAAATGCCATTCTCTTTCTCTATATATACAACCTCACCTGTAACAGCCTTAATAGATTCTTTGCGATGAGATATAACTATAGAGCATTCATCTAACTCTTCTGTTCGTTCTTGAAGTATTTGTGTTACTAATTCAATACCCTTTTCATCAAACGAAGAATCAAATAACTCGTCATAAATTGCAAGATTATATTTTACACCACCCTGCATACGTCTCATATCTGAAAATGTAAACAGACATGCCAAGTCGATAGACTTACGTTCAGCTCCAGAAAAGTTGAAGTAAGAGCAAACTTTATTCTTTTCGTTTGTAATTTCTTCTTCGAAATATTCGTTAAAGATGCAAATGGAGTTAGAATCAAGTTTACGTAGATATGTTAGTAATTTACTATTGAGTAACTCTAATAACTTATGTACAATAAATGATTTAACACCTTCCTCTGAAACAACGTACTTGACAATATCTATTTTAGAAATATCTTTTCTAAATTTATCAACTTTTGCTTCAGTTTCTATGAGCCGCTTATTAGACTCAACAATTAACTTATCGAAATCTGTCTCGGTACTTTCTACAGATTTAAGATCTACATCTAGCTCTTCCAACCAACCATCAAGCTGTTTAATACGCTGTTGAATATTTTCTCGTTTTTGGTTAGCCAATTTAGCTTCTGATAACCTAGTTGTATGGCTTTGTATAACTTGCATACACTTAGTTTTAGCCATCTTAGCTTTATCTAAACCTTCATTAAGTAATTTAATATCTTGGCCAAATTTAATAAGTTTATCTTTAAGACTTGATTTTTCTTTCTCCATGTACTCTACATCATGATCGTCCATTGGTCGTAGACAAACTGGACATTCAGCCTCATCCGTACCTATCTTATCATATGCAGTTTTACTATGTGCTAATTCAGCCTTCTTAGTACTTACTTCAACCGTCTTTTCATTAATCTTCTCATCAACAGTTAAAAGAGTTTCATTATAATGGCTAATATCATTCTCTATTTTAGAAGTATCTAGATCTTCAAATTCCTCTAGTCTTTTACCAAGGCTATCCTTCTCGATAATGTTATGCTCTTTACGCTCTAAGTAAACTTTTTTCTTATCTGCTCTTTTTGTAAGAGCTGCTTTTTTCTGCGCAATATAGTTATTATTCTGATTCTTAACTTCTGTTAAAGTTGTTTGAACTATATCATACTCACGCTTCAGTTCGTTATATTCAACTCTAAGTTGGGCTAACATCTGACTAAACACCTCCATACCAAAGATGTCCTCAATAAACTTTCGTTTTTCAATTTTACCCTTTGCCATAAAGGGTACCGCGTTATTGACAGTCATAATAACACAGTTTTGAAATATAGATGGAGTAGCACTAGTTACATCGCAAATAAACTTATTAGTATTTGAAATACTATCCCGTGTTATGTCTACACCATCCTTAAAGATAAACACCTTTGATGGATTTAAATTACGTATTACTTTATAAGTGTTTGTTTCTTTAGCATTAACAACTTCAAAGTCTAACTCAACATGAGTCTTACCACCTGTAATGTTATTTGGTATAAGGTCCTTTTTTAACTCTCGTAGAGTATCACCAAATATTGCGAAGTAAATAGAGTCAGCAATAGTGCTCTTACCAATCGCATTACGTCTATCCGGCTTATCTTTATTAGTACCCGTGATTACATGTAATCCTTTACTAAAGTCTACAACCACCGGCTCTTCGCCTACCGATAAGAAATGCTGTATAGCAACTCGTTTAAAATTAACCTGTTTCATTGTTTGCAACGCTCGTATAAACCTAACGTATATTCAATTATAGACTTAGCATCGTCTAAATCCATCGTTCCAATAAACTCTTCTATAGCTTGCTCTACATCCACCCCAGACAAGTCCTCAATATCCTCCCTATTATCTAAAATACGGTTAAAGTTAATATCGTAATCTATAGAGAGTTGCTCCGGTTGTAGTTTGTTAAATACAGCAGTAAGAACATCCATGTCATCCTGCGAAATATTCTTATCTACTTTTAACTTAACAATGTTATTACTAATTCTATTTTTGACTATTGGTGTAATTTCACCCTCTTCTACTAATTCACTAAGAGTTATTTTTTCGTAACATGGAGAAACATTATTTTCGAAGAACTCATACTCTAAGGTATCCAAGTCTAATATATGATAACCTTTTCGATTACCAGCATCACCAAAATCCATTTGAAAGGGATTACCAACATACAGAATAGTACCAGCACCAAACTGCTTTTCATGTCTAGTATGAAAATGACCAGATATAACTAGTGAAGATTTTTTAAGAAGATCTTTAACACGAACACCTTCTTCACAAATCTTAAAAGCATTCATTTTAAAAGTCTCAATTTCAAAGTGACCGAATATTACATCACTATCTTCAATAACCTTAGTAGGTGTATTCCATGGGCAAAAAGAAAGCTTTTTATCAAATGCCTCTAACGTCTGATATTGCTCTAATATGGTAACGTTTTTTCTATTCTTAAAAATAGATAGCGAGTTTACATCTGTTCTATGTTTATAGTAAATATCATGATTGCCGGTTATTGCAATAAGATTAAACTCTTCAAACATATCTAAAATATCTGCAGATACTTGCAAGGTATTAACAGATATTTCTGAACGGTTGTGATGCCAATCACCACAAAAAATAATGTCTTTAATACCTTTATCCCGACACTCTTCACGAAACCAGTTAGCCCATTCAATAGCATATTTATGCCATTCAGAACTATTAGAGTGTACTCCAAGATGTAGGTCGCTAAAGATAGCAACTTTATTCTTTTTAATAGTCGGAATCATCATCAATAGGCTTCACATAAACAGTACCGTGTGTGTTTCTGGGATCTGTCATATACTCTTCGTATACCTTCTCCTTATATGAAGTAATAGTTTGATGATGCTTTTTCTCTTTCTTAATACGATTTATAAAAGCGTGATAAGCAATAGTTGTAAAATATGAGAATGGATTAGACTTAGTCTCAAACTTATATTTTTTATATTTTAAGGCAGCATACATTTTAATTAATGCATCACCAATCATATCGTCCTTATAGCTATAGTTAATAAAGGATCCATTATAGCTCAACCCATAAGCAATCTTTTTAATATTCTCAGCAAGGTCGTCAGTCAAAATATCTGAGTCGTAATACTTACGCAAACTCTCTCTGAATTCTGCTGGTTTAATATAATACTCTTCTTTAGCTGCTTTAGACATTCTACATAATTATAGCCTTAATTTAATAAAGATCAACTAATTTCTGCTACCTTATATTGAATTTTCTCTTTATCATATATGGCCATCCGCTTCTCACAATGTGCTATACCATATTTAAGTTGATCGCAAATATCAAAAATAATAAGTTTATCTTTCGAATCATGTTTACGAAGGCCGCGGCCAATAGACTGAACTGTACGTATAAAGCTCTTACCACCCGATGCAAAAATAATATTGTGTAGATTCTTAATGTTAACTCCTGTAGCAAAAATTGCACTAATAGCTACAACAACAACATTAGTTTCTCTCTCCATTATTGCTTTAATTTTTTCACGCTCTTCGACATCCACTGACCCTTGAATAAAATAAACTTTTTTATTTTCAAGTTTTTTGAGATGTTCCATAATAACATCACCGTGAGCGATATGGTTAACCATGATAAGAGTATTAGCAGATAGCTTGCCAACAAGGGATTTGATGATATTATTTCGTTTATCATTACTATATATATACTCAAGTTCATCTCTATAACCTGTTTGACCACTAAAGTGGGGTTTTGGACTATATTTAATATTTAAAATTTTAATGCTAACATTTGTAAGATAATCTTCTAACCGTAATTCAAAGGATGATTTTTCATAAATAACCGGACCAAGTTTTCCAATAATAGACCACTTATTAAGTTGATCCTCTGGCAGGGTACCGGTAAATCCAAACTTATTAGGTGTATTAATCTGCTGTACTATCTTTGAGATTTTATTACCTGCAGTAATTTTATGACATTCATCAACAATAAGTAAATCAATATACTTTAACCAATCATTATCATCAAACCTACTTTGTATAATACCAATGTTTGCAATAATAACATTAGCTGTAAGATCTGGTTTATTTTTACCAGTCCATTTTGTAAGTTTATATGTTGTACCACAGTTTAAAAATTCCTCATACGTTTGAGTAACTAGACCTAAATCAGGTACAAGCATTAAGCATTTAAAGGTATCCTTGTCTTTTGATACTCTAAAGAAGTTTTCAATTAATGCTGCAGTAGTAAATGTCTTTCCTGCTCCAGTTCCAAGTACGCAAGTACCTGTACCAATTCTCATGGCTTTGCGTATTACTTCTTCTTGATATTCACGCAATGTAAATTTAAACTTATCAAACAAATCAGCCCCAATACCAACTTTAATAGCTTTAGATAGTTTATCTGTTAAAACTACCTCCTCATTAATTTGATTTTTAATTAGATATTGACGCACTTCCCAATACATGCCTAACTCACATGTACCGGTTGGAGTTATAACATATTTACGCCTAGGAGCAAATCGAGCATATCTCCTAGCAAACCGAGCACCAGTATTTTCTACAGAAAAATGCTCACGTATATTATCAAATAAATCTGCATCACTACATCTAATAATTAATTTACTAGGTTGTCTTGCAGTAGGCCCTTTATAGTCAAACTCTATCATTACATTTGCTCCATCTTCATAATCTCAACAGCATTTTTAATATCGAATCCCATTTGCGACATAGTCTTTTCAACCTTTTCTAAATATTCAATTATAATATCTAGCTCTTTTATTTTTGAAGTTAATGATGAAAGTGACTCATGTCTTTCAGCTGCTTGCTCCGCTGCTGATTGAGATAGCTTTACTGGAGATGTTGCAATTACCTCTTTAGTAATATTTTTCTTAAGTTTTCTTTTCTTTTCAAACGTTTGATTACGTTCAATCTTAGCTGTAATAAGTTTAGCTACCCAATAATGCTTACGTGCTGGTAACCGCATCGACTGCTCTTTAATATTAAAATCATCAAGTACGAGATCTTTTCCAACCTCTTCAAAATACTTTTTTAGCAATTCCACATATATAGATTAAATAACTATATGGAAAAATCAACTGGTAAATTTGCTCGTTACTTTAAACGCATATTACAAGAGGATATATCCGCCGGAGATGCTGGTGTTGGTAGTGGAGCTGGTGGGTTTTCCTCTACCAATATTAACTCTGGTGATTTTTATGCTCCAGGTGATGCAAGAGTACCTAAAGCTATAGGTAAAAAGATTGCTACAAGGAAAGGCTCTGTGGGTAATGTTAATAAAAAGGATAAAAAGAAAAAAAATATAGATAAATTATTCTTAAAAGGAGAAAATGCAGAAGAAAAAATGTGTCCTGATGCTTGCTGTGGCATGCCAGTAAGTAAATGTAAATGCGGACCTGACTGCCCTCACTGTAATTGCCACGAACTTAATAATGCTTGATTTGGGACACTGGACTTGCAAAGAGTCATTAACTGAGTTACCGTTTGGGTTTGTTTATATCATTACAAACCTTTCAAACGGTATGAAGTATATCGGTAAAAAACAAATAGTTAAGAAAACTAGAAGACCTCCACTTAAAGGTAAAAAACGTAAAAGAATTATAGTTGGGGAGTCAGATTGGAAGACATATACTGGCTCATCTGATAGATTAAATGCGGATATCGAAAAACTTGGCAAGAATAAATTTAAATTTGAAATAATTCGTAGTTGCGGTACTAAAAGTGAGTTAGCTTACATGGAAACCTTTTATCAATTCCAGTCAGAAGCATTATTACGTGAGGATTACTATAATGGTATTCTAAATGTGCGTATAGGTAAGGTAAAATTTACTAGAACACCACCAAAACTATTGCTATCATAAGGAACAGCTTTATAATTAGGTAAGCTAGTAATGAAAAACTACTTTGACCTAACAAATGACGTAGAATACGTCAATTTAAGGCCATATTTAGATGTATCTTACAATGAGTATCAATATTACATAACAGAATCTGAATTATGTAATATTTCTGCTAAAGAAAAGAAGCAACTTAGTTTACATTTTATATTAACACAAATATTTTATGTTTGTACGCAATCTGATCGTAAAAAATGCTTTTATTACGATTGCAGTAGTGAGGATAACGAATTTAAGCTTATTAAGCTCATTTTTAGTGCATTACCCTCGCGGTTAGTTGTTAGAGAACAATCGTTTGACAATTTTGTTAAAGAAGATTGCATGTACTACCCATATATACCAGTTGACACCAGTAAAATATGCTGGAAAAAGTTTAAAAAGCTTCTTAAGAGATATAATCTCACTGCTTTAGAGAAAAACTTTACTAAAAATAATAACGTTAAATTATCGCTAATACATTAAATATTAACATGAGTAAGTTTCTTGATCTTATTGAAGAGAACACCCCAGATCTAAATTTAGATGAAAAAATTGCTGCTAAAAGGGCTGTTCAGCGTTGCTTAATGGAGAAAGATATTAAATGTGATGCAGATCAGAAATCAGATGACGTAATGATTCATTTACCAGATGGTCGTATTGTAAAATTAGAGGTTAAAGAGTTTGTTGAGGTAGAGGATGCTGAAACCATGAAACCTGAATTAACTCAGCAGGGTGATAAGGCCGCTGAGCTAGCTTTAGCTATGGGAGCAGCTACAGATGTAGTAGGTAAGGTTGACCCTAAAGCTGGTATGTTTGCGCGTGATGGTGCAAAAAAACTTGCAAAGGTTACAAACCAAGTTTATCTTCAAGTAGCCAATGATTTAAAAAAATCTCTTAAAGCAATTAAAAAAGGTTAATTAATATGAAAACTTTAAATATATTTAAAAAGTACGAAGCTATTTATAATGAAGCTGATGAGCCAGAGATGGAAGCTGACGCTACAGATGTTGCCGAACAACCACCAGCTCCGGAGCCAGTTTCTGCAGAAGGTAAAATATTCCTAGCTGATCTTATTCTTAAAGCATTTTTACACGAGCCTGATGCTAGTGCTGCTCAAACAGCTGTTGATTTGCAAACAAAAGTTGATGAGGATCCTAACAACGTTATTAGTACTATTGCAAGCATCGTACAAATTGGTGCAGAAGATTTAAAAGATACGCTTGAACAAGCATAATCAGCATTTATATAGTAAGGTTATGCAATTAGAAGATATATATACTAAAAAAATACTCACAAGTGAAGAGTACCATAGCCCTCGTAAAAGGCTTGAACATCTTTATGAAGATGTAACCTTATATATAAAAGATGGTGAAAAATATAGCCCTGTAGGAGATGTTCCAGAAGATATTTACCGTAAAGTTCAAAGAATTGCATCAGGTAAAAATACTTCTGGAATGATTACAACTTATCTTAATGATAAATTCTATTCTCAGGATTCATTTAAGGGTGAAGATGATTTTGAAACTCTTGTTAGCTTGCTTGATGATGGTGAGTTTGAAACTTACATTGAATCCGATAATAAGCCAACATTAGCTGATAATAGAGTTAACAATATTATTAATTTAGCCTCTAAAAACGGTATGAGTGAGAAGCTAGCAAAGAAAGTTGCTAGGTTTACACCAGTTGATAAAGGTGGTAGTAATGTTGGCCCGGGTGAAGTTCTTCTTGCTCTTACCTTTTCTGACGTAACTAACGCTGTTGGTGGTGGTGATTTATCTATTAGTGGTGAAGCTCTAGAAGTAAAAGGTCAAGGTGGTCGATTAGGCCAACAAGCTGGTAGGGGAGGTATTAAATTTGATACCGATGCTCTTACTTCTAATTTAAGTAACCCTCCTGAGATTCAAGCGGTTTCATTAGAAGGAATTATACACCAACTTTATAAAGCTTATCAAGCGGAAGGTAAAGAGAGTTCGTTCGTTAATGACCTTAAACAAGGCTTAAAATCTGCTTATCCATATAGCAGTATGGAATATCTAGAAGGAGTTAATTATGATAGTGTGAGTACAAAACAGGGCATTAAAGTTGTCCGTGGTGATATTCGCAAAGCTATAACAAAAGTTAATTTAGATAACTATGCGCGTAAATATAATTATGAAGATTTTATTTTTATCGATAAGACAAAGCTAAACTACGCTATGTTTAAGCGTGAAGAGGCACTTCGTAATGGTGGATTAATTGATGATGAAAAACTTGTCACTTCAAACTACTCAATTAATGACTTCTACCCTAATTTCAAGTTTAATTTCTAAAGGAACACCGATATAATTAAGAAAATGCGTAGTTTTAAACAATTTCATCTAAATTCACAGCTTTTAACTGAGGCTAAAGCTAATACTCACTTAACTCACTTAGAAGAACTGGTGTTAACTAAGGGAGAGAAGGGATATGATGTGGCTCGTACCATGATTAGCAATCTTCTCTCTAAATTACAGGGTAAATCCAAAAGAAGCGTCAATACTTCAGTGAAATGGGATGGAGCTCCTGCTATTTTTGCTGGAAAGCACCCAGAAACCGGTAAATTCTTTGTTGGTACTAAGTCTATCTTTAATAATGAGCCTAAAATCAACTATACAGATGCTGATGTTGAGATGAATCATGGTCATGCACCTGGACTTGCTGATAAACTTAAGAAAGCTCTTAAATATCTTCCAAAATTAGGTATTAAAGGTATTTTACAAGGTGATTTCATGTTTGATTCATCAATGCTTGAGACAGTAATGCAGGATGGTGTTAAACATATCGCATTTAAACCTAATACTATTAAGTATGCCGTCGAAGCAGACTCAGATCTTGGTAAAGAAATTGCAAATTCTGTGTTTGGTATTGTTTTTCATACCGGTTATAGTGATTTAAACTCACCACCTCAATATGGTATCAATGTAAAAGGTCTTAATAAAGTACCAGGTGTATGGGTTGATGATGCTGTATTTACTGATGCCACAGGAACAGTTACTCTTACAAAGGACGAGGCTAAGCAAGTTAGAGATTTAGCAAAGACTGCTGATGGTATCAAAGTTAAATACAAAGATCTTCCATTAGACTTACTTAACATTTATGCTAACTCAGAGATTCGTGAAGGAAAATTTTTAGAAGATGCAGAGGGTTCATATAAAGGCTTTATGAACTGGATGAAGGGACGAATGGAAAAAGAGATTGCTAAGCGCAAATCTAAAACCGGTAAAGAGCGCATTACAGAAGCATTTAAAAAGAAACTAGCTGATATTAAGTCGCGTCAAAAAGATATTATAAATTTATTTAAAATAAGTAAACTCCTATCCCAAGCTAAACAAATTTTTGTTAACAAATACAATAATGCCGTTTACAATACAAAGCACTTTTTAGATAATGGTGACGGTACTCTTACTGCTTCTAACCCAGAAGGTTATGTTGCTGTAGGTAAAGAGGGTGATGCAGTAAAACTAGTTGATCGTTTAGAGTTTAGTAGAGCTAACTTTAGTGGAGGTCAAACATCTACCCCAATTACCAAATGAAAACGTTTAGAGAGTTTTATGAAGACGGAGAGCACCTAAGAGACAAAGAGAGAATAGCTCTTATGCCCGGTGGTTATAAGCCACCTACAAAAGGTCACTTCTCTGCATTTTTATATCTTTTAGAAAATGCTGATAAAGGTATTGTTGTAATTGGTAACAAGGACCGAGATGGTATTACAGCGGAGCAATCAAAAGCTATTTGGGATATCTATGCAAAATATTCTAATAAGCCTGTTGAAGTTATGCTAGCGCCTATATCTCCTGTTAAATCAGTTTATGATTATGCTGATGAAAATAAAGAGGTTGAAATTATTGTTGGTGCAGGTGATAAAGACGAGGATGTGAAACGTTATTCATACTTTGAAAAGAATGCTGATAAGTACCCTCTTGTAAGTGTTACGAAGATTCCTCTACAAGCAGAAGGTATTTCAGGTACTAAGACAAGAGAGTTAATTACTAATAACTTAGATGAGGCAATTGCTTACTTTGTACCAGAAGAGGTATCTGAAACGGATAAAGATGCTATAAAATCTATCCTGACGGCATAAATATATGCATGAAGTCTAAACTTAATGATGCAAGTTTAATTGCTGAAGCTTATTCACAAATTTCACACGAAGATCCAATTGAAGAAGGAATTGGTGCAATTGCTGGAGGTATTGGTAAGTTAGCCAAAAGTGGTCTTAAAGCAGTTGGTAAGGAGGCTGCTATAGTTGCAGGTGAGGTGGGTAAAGAAGGTCTAAAAGTTGCCGGCAAGGCTGCAATGGGCGCTGGTAAAGCTGCTATAAAAGGTTTAGATAAAGCTGGTCAAGCTGCTGATAGAGGTATTAGTAAACTTGCTGGTGATGAAGAGCTAGAAGATGGTGAAAATATACCTCATGTAAATCACCATGATGATTCTGAAATGAAAATGGCTCTTGCTGAGCTTTACAAGATTGAAAAATATGCAGGTGCTCTTAGTCTTATGATGAAAGAGCTCCCAGCTTTAGAAGGATGGACAGCTTCTAAAATTACCAAAGCAGCAGACTATCTTGGTTCTGTTTTTCACAAACTAGATTATGATTTTGCAAGTGGTGAGCATGCTTCAATGTTTAATGCAGGTCATGAAGATGTTAATGCCTGCGGCTGTGGTGCAGAAGATGGTGAATGCTAATGCTTTAGTAATTAAACATGAAAACATTTTTGCAATATATACAAGAAAAGTCCGTTTTAGGGCTTATTGAATTTTTCGATATTCAAGGTATCGGTAAAGTACCCGCTAAATTAGATTCTGGTAACGGTGCTTACAATGTTTTACATGGGGAAGATATTCAAGAGCAGGGTGATAAAGTTTTCTTCCGAACTATAAATGGTAAAACACTGCTACTTCCAAAGAAGGGTGAAATAACAATTAACGTTGGTGCAGGTAATATGGAACATAGACCTGTAGTTGAATTGGATTTTAAAATTGGTGAAAAAGAATTTACAGGTATTCCATTCTCAATTGGCAATAGAGCATCTAATTTATATAAGATACTAGTTGGTAAAGACTTTATTCAACAAGATCTAGATGCTTTAATAGATGTAAGTAAAGAAAACATTGCTGACGAAAATATAGAAGTCAGCATAGACGATTAACGTGGAGCCATCTGTCGGATTTGAACCGACGACCTGCTGATTACAAATCAGCTGCTCTGCCACTGAGCTAAGATGGCACTAAAATGGAGCGGGTGATGAGATTCGAACTCACGACATCAACCTTGGCAAGGTTGCGCTCTACCGCTGAGCTACACCCGCTGACACTTATCCCCAAGTAGTACCATCGAACCAACCACCCTTGGTTTTTGTACTTGGGTTACCACCAACCGGCGCAGCTCGTGGATCAGCTACTGGAGCTTGAGTCTGTTCAGATTTTTCAGTTGCAATAGGACCATGTATGTCTTCTAATTGTACTGGCTCAGTACTAGGTTGTGTCTCTACAAATGATACTTTAACACCATCACTAAACCTATGACAAGTTGCAAAGTTGTTCTCATGTTCATTAATTTGTACTTTTTGTACCCTCACACGACCATCAGTAGCTTCGTCTGTAAAGGTATCTGCTGTCTTGAGAACAAATTCTGCAAAACGTTCACAACCTACACCACTATCTAAAATAACTAATTCCGCAGCACCTACCGCATCAAGTTGTTTAAATAAATCAAGTTGAGGATCGTCTCCAGCAACAACTAACTTATGATCGAATGTATGTTCTAAACTCTTCTTAAGATCTTTGAGGCCACCAAAGTCCATAACCCAATTACGTTCGTCTAGCTTATCACATTCGAAAGTAATATCTGCTGTAAGTCTGTAGCCATGAATAAACTGACAGTGACTATGAGTAGATCTCCATTGTCTAAAGGCTGCTGAACCTAAATCAATTACTTTGTTACTCGTAAATTTCATATAATATATTATATACTGATTGTATAGGTAAATCAACTGCTTAGTTAAATTATTCTATATTACTGATATCTAGAAAGACTGAGAAATAGGTTCTTCTGTACATTCTCTACAATCCATTTATTCATTTGAGACTCCGATTGCAAGTGTTTCACGAAAATAATTTAAAAAAGTTAAAAATGAATGAGATTAGTTGATTATTACATTCAGTATGTTATAATTATAATTGACTATGAGTAAGACAGAAAATAACTCCAACTATGAATGGCTAGGTGATGACGATGAGCTCACCGGTGAAAAGGATACTATTGCAAAAGATATTATGGGTAGTGAATGTGCTAATGGATATGTACCGCCAGTTCGCGAGTATGATGATACGGTAGATGCTAGTAAAGAGTATATTGCTTCATTACCAGATCTACAAAATGGGCCTTCTAGTCTTATTCAAGGAGCGCCAGTTGCTATTCAGCAGGTTGGTATTCACAACTTTAAGCTACCACTTAATTATGAAACCCGTAATGGTAAAACTATTGAGCTTGAGACTAGTGTTACAGGTAGTGTAAGTTTAGAAGCACATAAAAAGGGTATTAATATGTCTCGTATTATGCGTAGCTTCTATGATCATAAGGATGAAACTTTTAGCATTGGTAAGATTAAAGATGTACTAACTACATATAAAGAGAATCTTAAGAGCTTTGACTCACGTATTATGCTTAAGATTTCCTATCCTATTAAACAGACGAGCTTACGTAGTGGTTTAGAAGGTTATCAGTATTATGATGTTGTACTGGAAGGGGATCTTACTAAGGATGGTGAGTTTAAAAAGTATCTTCATTTTGATTTTGTATATTCATCTGCTTGTCCTTGTAGCTTTGAGCTTAGTGAGCATGCAGAGAAGTATCGTAACCGTGCGACAGTACCTCATAGTCAGCGCAGTGTTGCACGTGTTAGTGTTAGGTTTGAAGATAAGCTTTGGATTGAAGATCTTCAAGAGCTCTGCTTAGATGCTCTACAGACTGAAACGCAAGTAATGGTTAAGCGTGAAGATGAGCAAGCATTTGCTGAGAAGAATGGAGCATTTCTCAAGTTTGTTGAGGATGCTGTTCGTCTTCTATATTCACGTCTAGATAAAGATGAGCGAATTAAAGATTTTAAGATTGTAGCTTCTCATAACGAATCGCTTCATAGTCACAATGCTATTTCTGTAATAGTCAAAGGTATTGAAAATGGCTTCTCCGCAGGAGTTGCACGTGATGTCTTTGAGTCAACAGGCTTGCGTTAGAAGATAATACAATCTTTAAAGAGTACCAGCGCGCTGGTACTCTTTTTTTATTAAAAGGAACTTATATATAATTAGGTATGAACATATTTACAACTAATGATTGTCCCGTTATATCTGCTCATGAAATGTGTGATAAACATGTTGTAAAGATGATTGTTGAGTATGCGCAGCTTATGTCTACTGCTCATCGCGTATTAGATGGTAAAGAATACTATGATAAAACCAAAGCTGGTAGACGTATTAAGCGTTGGTTACATCCGGATAAGTTTCTAGAAAATAATCTTTACAAAGCATCACATATCAAACATCCATCAGGTATATGGTGCCGTTCAACAACCGGTAACTATAACTGGTTATACAATCATTTTATTGCTTCGTGTGAGGAGTATACCTACAGGTATGGTAGGACTCATCTAACCTTTACCAAATTAGCAGATATATTTCGCACACATCCAAAAAATTTACCTGACGGTCCTCGTCAAGAATTTGCAGTAGCAATTGCAGCAGATCAAACATGCAGGCAGATACCAAGCTTTAATTCTCTAAAGCCAGTAGATAAATATAAACAATATATTATTAATGACAAGCCGTTCGCTGTCTGGACATCTAGACAACCACCTAGTTGGTTTAAGAACCAAGCTTATCACAAATAAATCGTAATATTTTACTACGTACTATTTCTTCTACACCAAATTTATGAGTAAAAATTCCTCTATCTGCGCAATCATCAGCATTAAATCGTTTAAATACATCACTAAATCCTGACTGTCTAACGTCAGATTGCCCTGTATCACCGCATACAATGTACTGACTATTACGACCAAAGCGTGTAAGAATAGTTGTAAGCTCACCTTTTGTTAAATTTTGTGCTTCATCTACAATAACACAGGTATTGTTAAAAGTTAAACCTCTTACAAAGTTAACAGGTATAGCCTCTATTAAACCTTTAGTACGCAACATTCCACACGTACCTGGACCGGCAATTTCAGTCACCTTTTCAATTAGAGGCATCGCATACGGTGAAAATTTATCATCAATCTCGCCAGGTAGAGATCCTAAACTTTTATCAGCCGATTCAACTACAGAACGAATATATACAATTTTGTCAAATAAACCTTCTTTTAATTTTTCTAAAGCTGCATATACGGCAATATAAGTTTTTGCAGTACCAGCTAACCCATCAACAAACGACATTTGAGTAGCTGAGTCGTGGAGTGTATTATAGAAATGCCTATGTTTTGGTTTAAAATAAAATGGTTTGCGTATTTTAAAATCCATAAGCCAGTTATCATTTAAAATATCTTCACCAATCTCAGAATGAGAGTTTATTTTTTTTGGTTGTCTACTCATATAGAATTATTTAGGTAGTAGTATGTATAAATCCTACCTAATTAGTTTTATATAGTTTTGCTGATTTAGTTGAATATATGAGAAATAATACTATACTATATATGATGGACCTTGATAAAGAAACTTTAATACTTTCTGACGATAAAATCTTCTATACTATAGAAGGGGAAGGTGAATATGTCGGGCAGCGTTCACTGTTTATGAGGATGGCGATGTGTAACCTAACTTGTATTGGGTTTGCATCTGAAGACTCTCCTCACGGTTGCGACTCTTATGTCTCTTGGACTGTAAAGAACAAGATGACCTTCAATGAGATCTTCAAGATGATGGAAGACAATAACTGGATTGAGAAGCTCGAGAAGGGTACGATCTGGAAACTTACTGGAGGCGAGCCTCTTATTCAACAAAAGCAATTGCTTAAGCTCGTAGATGAGTTTATTTATCGATAT